ATGCAAAGGCACGTTAAAAGACTATGCTTCACACTTCATGACTACACTGAGAGTGAATATAACGGCATTATCAATGTGTTCAAAACAAAATGCACATATTTAATTATAGGAAAGGAAATTTGCCCAACAACACAAAGAAGACATTTACAAGGATATATGTACATAGTTATTCTATTCATTTTCAGAAACCTTAACAAATCATATAGATTTTCAACAATCAAGAGACTGTTCTGTACAGAACGAGTACATATTGAATTAGCCCGAGGATCAGATACTGACAACAGGAGATATTGCAGTAAAGAAAACGACTTTTTCGAGTACGGCACACCATCAACTAATTCCAGAAAAAGCAATACCATACAAGATGCAACTGAAGCCATACGACAAGGCCATAATTTACAATACGTTGCAGAAAACTTCGACACTATTTATGTCCGACACTGGAGAGGACTCGAAAAATTCATTGAAAAAATCAAACCCCCGCCAGAAAGAGATTTCAAAACTTTCGTAAAATATTTCTACGGTCCCCCAGGTACAGGAAAATCACGAACAGCATTACAGGAAGCCAAAGAAACCAACGAACCAATTTACTACAAACCCCGAGGTCCATGGTGGGACGGTTACGAACAACAACCAAACGTTATCATCGATGACTTCTACGGATGGATTCCATACGACGATTTACTCAAAATCTTAGACAGATACCCATACCGAGTCCCCATCAAAGGAAGTTATCAAATATTCAATTCAAAACGAATTTGGATAACTTCGAATATTGAACCTGAAAAACAATACAAACATTCCCATTTTATACCCGAAGCCCTTTTAAGACGCATCGATGTAATAAAACTCTTTGAATAAATATATTATATATTATATCCTTTTAATTGTACAAAAATGGTAGTTTGCACGAGATATTGTAAGGCTACAGCATCCGTGGGGAAGGCTAATAATAATCCATAATGGTAAACATTCATTCCATTGTCATCAATACGAATCCATGGCCGAAAACGTAAACATTGATATTTTCCTGTCGGAATTACATTATTTGATTCATAAATGGAGGGCACAATATTGCGCACTATAATTGCATTAAAAGCATGACTTTTAGCTCCTTCCAAATCCAATATGTCATCACCAACTAAACTTTCCAATGTCTTCTGATCCGTATAACGGTGCCACGGACAAGTGACATATGTACCAACATGAGAACCTTTCTCCACGACATTAAATTTAGGATACACCTTAAATTGCAATCGATTGAATCTAAAATATCCGAACAGGGAGGCAAATTTATTCAATTCCGGAACAGCATTAAAATTATAGCCTATCAAAAATTTCCGCTCTTCCTGTGCTATGGATAACACACGAGTAGAACGGCCACGAATAGTTAAACTATTAATAGCTGAATTTGTAGGCCTACGAATGCGATTGCCAAAACGACGACCACGTCGCAAATAACGCCGTCTCAAACGCCTATACCTCCGCTTAAAATAATAGCGCCGAGGATACGTCTTAACCCGAGCCATGTGAACGATATAATGACTGAGCAAAACATGATGATCAACTACGCACATAAAGGGGGGGAGCAGGCGCGCGCTGCGCGCGCGTACTAAAAAACTAACTCCTGTACCAGACGATGTAAACTAGCCATAAGTAATTAACCAATCAAATTAAAGCTTAATTCCTATTGGTCGGCTATCTTATATTTAAAGCGAGTTTAGACGCGGGTAATACTATACCGCGTCTAAAC